AACAGAGTCTTGCATCTTTTGCCGCAGTTCAAGCGTTGCCGTCTTCGTCCAGTTTAAGATTTCTAACTTGGTGCTTTGAGACCATTCTTTGGCGATCTTTTTTCGCTGTTCTTTAGTCAGGATCGGGGCGACTGTTATGTTTTTAAGCGTGGCGTTAAAAGACCTATCAACGCGCCATAGCGTTGAGTCAAAGAGGTGTTCGACTTTTAGCCGGTCGGCAATTTCTTCCGGCAATATTTTCGCGAGGTGCCGGTCTATACTGGCAACTTTCTCGTTAAAATGAGCCTCACTCGCCGATATCGCCACGCGAATTTCAGGCGTGAGAGACGACTGCGGGAGCTTAAACGTCCCTGTCTTACGGTCCCACTGCGCGCCCAACGCTTTCAAATCTTTCGATATAGTCGCGTTGAATCGTCCGCTAAATGTTCCTCTATAAAAATTAATTCGTCCATACTTAATTGCTTTCAGCAAATCGTCTTCGCTGTTGTGAAGCGCACCATGTGGTTTGAGCATTCGCCAAATGGGGAGAAAAATCTCTTTGCGCAGAAGGTCTTTGATCTTGCGCTCGATGGCCTCATAATCTTGCGTCGTCTCTTTAATCGGCTGAAGCTCGACGAACTTCTTTTTTTTCATATCATGCCTACGGCTTCGCGTAGCTCACTTAATCTGTATTCTAGAATATCATTAGTTTGTTGCTGAGCTTTTAAAAGTTCACTTAACAAAGCCAAAACCGGATAGAAATCCGATTCAATAATCTTAAAATGCTCGACAAGTTCGTCGATTTGTTTCTGGGTCATTGGTTCGGGGCCGCCGCAAATACCGTTAGCAAATTCAAGCCTCGAAAATAAGTCACCACACTTGAGATTGTCGATTGCGTGATGATTTGCTTATTAGCACCTTCGCCGCAATTCGTGGTGTCGGCTCCACTGTTACCGAGAGCTAAAGCAAACTGACCGGGGTTTGTCGTTTGATTGGCAAGAGTGTGTTGCGAGTTTGCGAACGTCACCGGGCCTTGGCCATTGGCACCTAAGATTTGCGTTGAAAGCGACGCGCCCGTGAGATTGACCGGGTTACCACTATCGTCGGTCGCAAGTAGTTGCAGTGTGACGTCATCGCCTTGAGTAAAATCAATTGGCAGTCCGTTTTGACTCATCAGTAACATTTAAAGCCTCCAAATCTTTTATAGCCTGTTGTTTATCAAGGTGCTTAAAGTAGTCCTGCATTTCTGGTTTAGCGCGCATGAAGTCTTTATTCTCTTCAGTCACGAGCACAAGTTGCCCGCTATCGATCGAGACTTGAATCGCTTTACCTTCGGCCTCTGTTACCACCGGCTGAAACTTGGGGAGGCAACACCACCTTAGTTTCTTCCCGCTTAGACAAGGGCACGGCATGTACGGGTATAGACTCAGAAGAGGATTTTTCATCAACCCCGGCGGCAGCACTTTCACCATTCGTTTCTTGATATGCGCCGGTATCTGACCCAAGAAGGGACCGCCGCCCGGTTTTGGGGTCAACGATGATGCCTCGAGCTCGGTCGAGTTGTTCTTTTCGTTCTCTTGCTTCGCGTTCTTCGTTAGCTTTAAATCGTTGCCCATCTTTCTCATACTCCTCTAGTTTAGTGTCGAGCGTGCGAACTGATATGCCTAGTGAAATGGCTGTTTGCGTTTTGTTGCCACGGTAAAGACGATATCGAATCAAGATCACTTGCTTTTCAATATCGGCTATCGTACCGGCTGAGCCCATAATTATATCTGTCATTTAAACTTGCCCCCTTGTTTCTTGTACCACCATGTGACGAACTTCCAATTTTTCTTACCGAACGATGCTTGGCTCGCGTCTTCGGCTTTCTTCCATAACGACTCATCGACGTTGCCGGGGTTTTCAAATATTTCTCTGCGCCCCGTTTGAATCCAATCGTCGCCGCCGTCAGCTTCGTAACTCGCTTTATCAAAACCTGCACTGTTAACGAGAGTACGTTTTGCCGTCTGCACGAGCGAATAAGGTTTGATGTTCGTAATGTCGTTGCGGTTAACTACTTTGAGCTTTGGTGCAACTTTACTCGATGCCTGTTCGTCTGCACCGGGTTCGCCCTCTTGCTCTTCGTCGCCGGCACCGTTTGCGTCTTCGGCTGCATCGCCTGAAAGAACGTCCGCAAGCTGCGGGTCATCGCTAAGCCCATCGGCTGCGGTGTCGAGCTGAACATCAAAGAGAGAACCTTTGTTGGCTGCGTCTCTGTATTCGAGCGTTGTGATTTCGCCGGCAGACTTGGCAGCCGATAAACGATTAAATTTCTTTTCTCTAACTGTCTCTTGATCTACTGCCGACAACTCTTTGAGCGGTTTAAATTCAGCCTCTAAATCGTCAGGGATAAAACCAAACATTTGTTGGCATTTGATTTGCCCTATTTGCAAAATATGAAACTCGAGCGGCCCGCGCACGGTGCTCTCGATCATAGAATTATAATTCTCCATCTCTTCAGACGACGAAGTGCCAAGACCGCCCTTAGAATAACTTTGACCGAAAAGCTTCAGCACGGGCATTCGCATATCGGCTGCAACTTGAGACCTAATACCTTCCATCGCTTCGGCGAGGCCGGCAAACGAAAGTTGCTTATGATCGAATTCATCCTCGGCGTCCATGACAATAGCGTTTTGATAGTTCTTTTGCCATTGCGCCATTTGAATGCGTTCTTTAATTTTGTTGGTGCCCTGTTGCGTGAGAAGTGTGTTCACCAAGTTTTTGATTTTGTAAACGTCGAGCTTAAACTCGTCGAGCACTTCATACCCAAGGTCTGTCGCTTTAAGGTATTGGTTCATTGAACGAATAAGGTCTTCGACAACAGACACGCCCCAACCGCGAAGACGCGGGCGAATGAAACTTGGTGCTTCAATACCTTTTAGTTTCATCACGCGGCTTTTATGAACAGGCCGGTTATAATAATTGTAGTAGTCAAACTCTTCTGACTGAATCTCAGCGTCGTAGCCTTCGACGTTTTGTTTGTCCCAGTAGAGCTCCCACATATCAACGGCTCTGAAAATTACTTTTGTCTTCGGTCCTATTTTCTTTAAGTCGAGAGGCTGTTCAGGGTCTTGATCATCAACTAGGATTAAAATCCCACCTCCCCCATAGAGACGAGTCCACTTAGCGGCTTGGCCGCAAGTTTCAATATCGCCGTCACGTTTCATTGCGAGCTGCAAATCTTTAAGCTGTTGCTCGTCGAGTTGCTTTGACTTAAACATCACGCCGCCGCGAAGGCCGTCATCGACAGGGACTACGCAAACGGTTTTCACAAGACCAATCTCAACATAGAGCTGCGAGAGGAGCTGACGAAAATTAGAAATTAAATACCAACGTAGATTCTCAAACGATGAGGCGGCGTCAGAGATTGCGGGGACACCAAACCCCGCGCCAAAACCGGGAAACCCAACCGTTGAGCCATTACCGCCAATGCCGGGGCCGTTAAAGCCGAGAGCGTCAGCAAAACCATTTTGAATTGTGTTAGCAAGTGTGGGGATAACGATTCGCCCCTCGCTTTCCGGCGCTGCATCTTTTTGTGACGTGCTCGGATTATTTCTCTTGCGACTCATCTAGCCCCCTATAAAACATCGGCAAGCGATAAGCCGCCGCTTAGTGTATTAAAGCTCCCTGAAAGAACATCGACAATGTCATCGTGTGCATATTCTTTATCGTCGTCACTAAAGTTCTCGAGCTCCGTAAAAAACTCTTCATTCCAACCTGCACGCACAACGTCAACGTTGCCGACTTCGCATTGCGCCGAGACTGGTTTTGCGCGTGTGAATTTATCTTTTGAAGTCACCATAACTCTCGCGTCGTAACCGGCAAGCATTGCAACGAAATGCTCAGCCTCGAGCACGCCGGCACTTCCGGGGTCTTGCTGCGAAACAATTTGAATGTTGTATGAGTCATAGCCCGCTGTATTTTTAATGAGCTTTTCAACTTGCGCCGGCGTGTCGCGAGTTGATCGCAAATCGGCAACACACCAACGCCCGTTTGGATATTTGAAAAGTAAAAGTCCACGCGTCCAGTCAGGGTCTTTATTTTGCTCGTTTGGTTTCGTTGCGGCTCTATCCCAAAATCTAACCGCTTGAATCCAACCTGCCGGTGCAGCTTCGATAATGTTGAACCAACTGCGCTGAAACATCATGCCCGCAGTTGCACGCACGTTCCAATTACCCTCTTTAAGTCTTAAGCGATCAACGCGGTTGAGCGCGAGTAAGTTGCCAAGATAAGCCGGGTCAGCTTGCATTAAAATTTTATTGTCTTCGAGCTTTGCAGGTATAAAGCAAACTGATTTAGGTTGTATCTCGGCACCGTCGCCGAACTGTTTATAAATTTCGTTTTTAGTATGCGCCCAATGAATTGCATCGTTAATGCGAATGAACCAACGAATCTTACCTGCGCGGGCTTTGATCGGGTAACCGTCTTCACCTACCCACCAATCAATAAATTTTCTTACCCATGAGTCAGGGTCAGGGTTACACGTTGCCCGAATGCACGGTTGAACTCCCGAAGTCGAACGATTACGAGAGAGCATGTAGAAGAATTGCGACTCACTAAAATGCGTGAGCTCATCGAAGCCAATCCAAGGTATTTGAGAGCCTTGAAAGTTTAATAAATCCTTTTCGTATTCGAGAGCCGCAAACGACATGCTCATGCCGCTCGGGAATCGCCACGATAAAAATGATTCACGCGGGCGCGCTTTGAATAGCGAATAGAGTTTCATTGACTCATCCCAAAGGCCACCCTCGTTTCGCACTTGTACTGTCGTGCGACGAAACACGACGCCGCCGAAATCAGCGTTATCGTGGTGACGTAAGGGGTCGAGCAAAAGCCCAAAGGTTTTGCCGCCGCCGGCTGCACCGCCATAAATGGCAATATCGGCGGTGCAGCCTACGAAAACGGACTGAGGGCCGTCTTGTGGGCCAAGCTTAATGGCTGACAAGTCGCAGCTTCTCCATTGTCCAATTAATCATTTCTTCAGGGTCAGGGAGCCACGAAATTAAAGTTTGTTGGTCGATGACGTCATACTTCGCACCATTACGGAGCGGGCTCGTTTCTTCGTTCGTCCACATGGTGCCTTTGGCGAAATCTTGCATCTTGTATGACCATTGATTTCTCAAACTCGGATAATCCCGCCGCCAATGCGTTACGAAATCAGCATGACGAACAGTCGAAACAAATCCGATGTAAGCATCCCCCGACGCCGCAATGTGAAGCGGTGCTGAGTCATTCGTCAAAACTATTTGCGCCTTTTGTAGTATCGAAACCATTTGCATGACTGACGTTTTATCTCTGTAGTCGAAACACTTGCTCCCATCTACGTCGACATAACTGCGCTCGCCTCTATCCGCGCCAATGATCGCGGGCTTTACTCCGCGCTTTAGTAAACCTTGAATGACTGCGTCCCACCAATGTTTCGGGAACGTCTTACTCATCCAATGCTTACCGGGGTGAATCACAACCTCATGTTTTTCGGGTACGTCATCTTGCGGACTTGGCCGCAAAATAATATTTCTATCAGCAACAGGTAAATGCCCTTTCACAACGTTCGTTGCGATGTAGTCGCCAATTGCCATATTGAAATTGTGAACGAACTCCGATTGCAGCTCTTCGGCTGCGTAGTAACATTTAAGTACGTAGAATTTATCCCAATCAGGTTTTGGGTCTTTGGTGTTAAAGATATTTTTAAGAGGT